AGTGGGTTAAGAGCAAGGACAAGTCAAATGCTCAAGCGCGGCCGAACTAAACTGCCAGGTCATATGGATACCTATGATGCTGTCTATATAAAAGAAGACGGCACAGAAATTGGTATGTATCAACACAAGCTAAATCCTGATTGGTTTTATAACTCCGTCATGGGAATTGTTGTGAGGGACGACAAAAAGAAGGAATAGTAAAATGTTATGGACAGCAGGAGGCATAGGATTTATTTTGGGCTTTCTTGCTGGAATAGTATTTTCAGCTTATATCATGACAAAAATTATTGAAGGGCAGCCCAAATGAATATAAAAATCTATACAAAGAATGATTGCGTTTGGTGTGTTCGCGCCAAAGAACTTATGAAGAATTTAAATCTTAACTATGAAGAATTTAAACATGGAACAGATTACACCAAAGAAGAATTGCAGGAATTGATTGGACCAAATAAGCGGTTGACAGTCCCACAAATTTATGTTAATAATATTCTCATTGGTGGTTATGAGGACTTTGTGGACTATTGCGATAACCACGGGCTAATGACAGGAAATGGTACATGAATAGGCGAAAGTTTTTTGGTATTCTAGGAGTTGGTAGTGCATTTGTAACTGCGCCAGTTGTTGCATATGCTGCAACCAGAGTTGCACCTGAGAAGAAACCTCCTGGACAAAATAAGTACAACACACTTGTTTTGCAGGGAGCTTCTGATGATGATGTTGTAAAGCATAATGGTACGACAATTGGATATTATCAGAGTCCCAACAAGCCACGCCCTCAAGTGAGAATGGCGGCAGGCCATGATAATTATCTTTGGATTGAAATTAACAACGAATGGAAGAGAGTGGTAGTAGAATGACACGCACGATTGAAATTAATGATGATTCCTTTATGGAAGCATTTGTAAATGAACTCAAGGAACAGTATGAAATGTGCCTTGATGAAATGGATCGTCTAAATGAAATTAAGGATCTTAAGCCTCATCAGAAACAAGACCTTAAGGATAATAATGAAGTTGCAGACGCAATTCTTACCGTTCTTCGATATAACATGACTCATCGTGAATATCATGATTATATTCTTTCTGTGGTCAGCGATTCTTTACCGTATGATCCATATTCATACGATATTAATATGTTCTCTTCTGGAATTGTATGACAAGATCATGTGACGGCTGCACCAAATGCTGCGATGGCTGGCTACACGGTGAAGCACATGGACATAAATTTTATCCTGGTAGAAAATGCCATTTTGTAACTTCAAATGGTTGCTCAATCTATGAAAAGCGACCAGATGTTCCTTGCAAAAGTTTTAGATGTGTTTGGTTAGATGATGAAGCCATTCCATCATGGATGAAGCCTAGTTTGTCCAATGTTATCATAACACAAAGAACCTATAAAGATATAAAATATCTAGAGGTGTTTGAAACTGGTCAAAAGATGGACTCATCTGCCCTATCATGGTTAGTTCAATACTGTCTATCAAACAAGATCAATGTGAAATACCAAATTGATGGTGGATGGAATTGGATTGGATCTACCGAATTTTCTAATGCTCTTATTGAAAAAGGAGAAATGTGATGCCACATCCACACAAGAATAGACCTCGCAAGGGCCGCCGCAAGGTTGGTTCAAAGAAGCGTATCAATGCTGCGAAGAATAGGAAGAAGTAATGTCGGCAGATAACGGTGTGTATATTTTAGAAACTGTCGGCCCAGAATACCGTGTTGTTCATGCTCAAGGTATAGATAATATCTATGGAAAGTTTAATGATGACACTTATCATTGGGACGGCGATGATGAAATGATCCGAGAATATTTCGGTACTGCACCTGTTTTCCAAAATCTTGAGGAAGCTCTTGACAAGGCCTCAGATATAGCATATGATATAGACTATCTTGAATATGGAATCTGTGTAATAAACGATTTCAAACACAAGGTCTTTTCGGAACTCTAATAGGAGACTATTTTGGCAAAGGCTGCAAAGAAGGTTCGCGGTAAGTTTTCTGATGAAAAGTACCTTGGAACTGAACCCGATCTGCGTGGTACACCGTCTAACACCGATATTATCAATGCTTATAATTGGTATAACTATTTCTATTCATCGGATGATGCAAAAGAATTTGTTATTGCGTATCTAAAGGAAATAAAATATGATCGTAACACTATTAAGCGCCTTCATTCTGTGGACGCTTCTCAATTTAATACTCTCGGTTGGAACTGCCGCATTCTTCATCTGGGTGGTGTGGTACCTGAAGACATCCGAGAAAGAGCTTTTGCAAAAATCAAAGCTCTCTCAGAAGCGGCCGTTGAACCTAAAGAAGACACTTCCGTCCAGCAAGTCATCACCGCTCCAGTAGTCTCTATTCAAGAGCGCGTTGCTGCAAAGACTTCCGATCTAATTGGTGAGATTGAAGGCGGCGTTGATGAGTTTATTCGCACTGGCAAATCTTCTTTCAAGATTGCAGACTTTTTACGCGACCATGAAGTGAAGCCGCAGATTGCTTCGCGCATTGCTGAATATTATAAGCCTCTCTATGCAGAACTTTATGATGCCCTTGAAGGTCATATTGTTGATCTGAAAGAGGGCTATTCTCATTTGCGTAAGCCTAAGCTTCGTGAATATATGGAGTTTATTCGTGAGATTGTTTCTGTATGTGAAATGCGGACACAAACTGCAAAAGTAATTCGCAAGCCTCGCAAGAAAAAGCAGAAGTCTCCTGCACAACTAATCTCAAAGCTCAAGTACAAGGAAAAGGATGATACACTGAATGTTGTATCAGTCTCTCCCACCACCATTATTGGTGCCAATCAGCTTTGGGTGTACAATACAAAGAACCGCGCACTCTCAGTCTATAATGCGATGGGTCCATCTGGGCTAAATATAAAGGGTACAACTATCATTGGTTATGACGAAAAGACTTCGGTAACAAAGATGCTCCGTAAGCCTGAAAATCATGTACCCAATGTTGTAACCGCAGGCAAGGTTGCAATTCGAAAGATCATGGATAATCTGAAAACAAAGCCTAAGCCAGCTAATGGCCGTATAAATGCAGAAACAGTTCTTTTAAGGGTTATCAAATGACTAAGGTAGTAGAATTTCCTAAAGATAAAATTGTAAGAGAAGTACCACAACATCTTCCAGAAATTGAAAAAGCCAAAGAAAAGAGTAGATTAAATTTTGCAGATTCCATTGTGGATGATATCACAGCTAATATTTTTTCCGAATTTGAAAACTATGGGTTAGAAACAGATGGAAAAGAATTTGCAAAAGACTTCACATTTTCGGCTGATGCTCTCCGCGCTTGTGTATACCGCATTATTGGAATCAAACATCATCTTCATGATTTTATTGATACAAACGTTATGGTGGAAAGTCTTTCCGATATTCGTATGAAAATGGAAAAGTATGTCGAATTGGAACTTGAGGATGATCTTGACAATCAAGAATAAGCACTATATAATGATGTGATAGTGCAAAGGAAAAATTATGATTTTGGTTGATCTTAATCAGGTGCTTATTTCCAACCTGATGGTGCAAATTAATGGAAATCCTAAGATCGCTTTGGACGAAAATATGATTCGGCATATGGTGCTGAATAGTCTTCGTTCATATATTAAACAATTCAAGAACCAGTATGGCGAGATTGTTATCTGCTGCGATTCCAAGAAGTATTGGCGCAGAGAATACTTTCCGTTCTATAAGTCTAATCGCAAGAAGGACCGTGATAGGTCCGATCTAGATTGGGGTCTTATTTTTGAGACACTGAATCGGATTCGTGATGAACTTAAAGAATACTTTCCATACAAGGTTCTTGAGGTTGAAGGGGCTGAGGCTGACGATATTATCGGTGTTCTGGCTGGCCGTAATTCACCCAATGAAGATATTCTCATTCTGTCATCCGACAAGGACTTTGTCCAGCTTCAAAAGTACAAGAACGTTATCCAGTATTCTCCCATCCTAAAGAAGTTTATCAATACTGATAATCCTTACCAGTACATTAAGGAACACATTATCAAGGGTGATCGTGGTGACGGTATTCCTAATTTTCTGTCTCCCGATAATTGTTTTGCTCTTGGAGAACGTCAGAAGGTTATAAATAGTAAGAAGCTATCAGAATGGTTAACTAAAACTCCTGAAGAGTTTTGTACCACAGAATTGATGCTTCGTGGATATAAGAGAAATCAGCAGCTGGTTGACCTTGACTATATTCCAGAAGAAATCAAAACTGCCATTATATCTGCCTATGATGAGGTTAAGCCTGGTACAAAGCAGAAGATGATGAACTATTTTATTGAGAAAAAGCTAAAGAACCTTATTGAAGTGATGGATGAATTTTAATGAAAAATGTGTATGAAATTCTAGATGATTTTGTCAATGCACCTACTCGCGCAGAAAAGATTGAAGTTTTGCGGAAAAATGGACAGTTCGTATTAAAGAGTGTTTTGCAAGGTGCATATCATCCTGCTATTAAGTTTGTTATAAAGAAGAAGCCAGCATACAATATCTCAGATGCACCTCCTGGCTTGGGATATTCGAATATGGATCAAGAACTCAAGAGAGTTTATTTGTTTGTAGAAAATTCTCCAAAAGTTGATCGTAATTTGACGTATGAAAGAAAAGAACAAATTCTTATCCAGATCCTGGAAGCACTTGAAGCAAAGGAAGCAGAAGTGTTTATGAATATGTTACTTAAGGATCTAAAGGTAAAGGGATTGACTCCAAAGATTATTGAAGAGGCATTTCCCGGTTTGTTGTCATGAGCGTTTGGTCGAATCCAGAATATGATCGTTCAATTAGAGGAAACAGATGGCAAAGAGAAAGTACAAGTCGAAGCTGGCTAAGATAGCCGAATCGAACGAAGTGAATATCTTTGAACCTACCCTAGAAGATTGTGTAAAATGGTTCCGCGTT